TTTGTAGGGGTATAGCTCAACTGGTAGAGTAGTGGTCTCCAAAACCATTGGTTGAGGGTTCGATTCCTTCTGCCCCTGCCAGAAAAAACGGAATGAAGGTCCGCCTTCATTCCCACATGACTCGGTAGCTCAGCTGGATAGAGTGACTGACTACGAATCAGTAGGTCTAGGGTTCGAATCCCTACCGGGTCACCAAACGTTCGCAACGCGAACACCCGGAATTTCCCGTCATCATTTTGGTGACGGGATTTTCTAGTATAGGGGTAGCGGTGTAATTATATTGAATTTCTACTTTATCGGGGTAGACGATGACACGACGGATAAAAGTCTGGAACATGTCCAGGCGATATTTGTCGTGTTCTTTTTTGTTGAGAAGCAGGCTTTTGAGAAAGAACTCGACGGCGATTTCATCAATTTTTACCGGGGCAGATGAGAGTTTTATTTTTTCCATCTTGATATCCAGCTCGGTAATTTCCTTTTCATATTGAGAGATGTTGGCTGCTAGTGTTGTGGAGATGATGCCGGCTTCGACGGCTTTGATGGAATTATTTAGTTTTTTTTGAATGATCTTTTTATCTTCTCTGATGCGGGCCAACTCCATTGAAGCCGGGTCATTTTGTTGCACGGCGACGGCTTGTTTTGCAATCATATGGACGGCTTCCGGGTTCATGAGGATATTTATAGTCGTTTGTAATACTAGATCTTCCAGTTTATCCCGGCTTATGTTACGGTTGGCGCATTTTATATTGAGCTTTTTGCCGCGGTCATGGTAGTTATTTTTGGTGGAGCAGCGGTAGTAGTGATAGAGCGCGCCGCTTTTTGAGTGTCCACTTTGGCCGGTCATAGGAGAGCCACAGACACCGCAATAGATTACCCCAGTAAGTGCATAGTTTGCACTGCGACGTTTAGCACGGGGATGAGCTTTGATGTGATGTATTTTCTCTTGTGCCAGGGCAAATTGCTTTTGTGTGATGATGGCGGGCGCATAGTCGGCGACTTCAATGGATCCCCAGCGATACAGTCCAGTATATATGGGATTGTTTAAGATTCGGTTCAAGCTGCTATAGCGAAATTTCGCCTTGCGAGATGTGACATAATTATGGTCATTCAGGTATCTAATGATGTCCATAATACGACACCCTGCGAGCCATTTATCATATATGATTTTCACGGCTTCAGCACCGACAGGGTCAATTTGCAGCGTTTTATCTGGGACCAGGCTATATCCCAGGGGGACATAGCCGCCGGTCCATTTATGTTCCAGGACATTTTCGGTCATTCCGCGCTTGACTTTCTGCGACAGCTCAGCGGAGTAGTATTCTGCGTATCCTTCAAGCATGGATTCCAGGATGATAGAGCTTGGGTCGTCGCCGATGCGTTCTTTTGCGGACAGCACACGGACACCATTCTTTTTGAGTTTATTTTTGTAGATGGCGCTATCGTAGCGGCTACGGCTGAAGCGGTCCAGCTGATAGACAATGACGTATTGAAATTGCCCGCGGGCGCTGTCGGCAATCATGCGCAGGAAATCGGGCCGGTTATCGGATCTGGCGGACATGGCTCGGTCTATGTAAGTGCCAATGACTTCCAAGCCCTGGTCTTCGGCGAATTTTGTACATTCGCGAATCTGGCCGTCGATGGATTCTTCTCTTTGTTTGTCAGAGGAAAAACGTGCGTAGATAACAGCATTTGTTGACATAAAAATCAGTCCTTTCGTAGGCAAATGGGGCCGATTCATGATATAATGATACCGTAAATCAGCCTATTACTTGGTTATTTACAAATGCCGATACGGTACTGGTGATACCGCCGGCGCGTCCCGTATCCTGGTTTGCAGGATGCGGGATTTTTTATAAAAAAATTAAATAGAACCAAAAATCATATCGTAGATATGAGAAAAAACGCTGTTCTTTTTGCCTAATGATGTATAGGCAGGATTAACCGGGGAGGCTTTCATTAGGTAATCATCGGGGGAACATTCGATAAATGAGATAGGCTTAACCTTTCTGGAGTAAGTCATATATATAGTCATAATGTCATAAGAGTTATCATTAAATACATATTTTATATTGAAGACAGCAGAATTACTATTTTTCCTGATAGAACATATTTTATATTGAAGACAGCAGAATTACTATTTTTCCTGATAGAATCCGTATCAATATATACTTGATGAATATTTAATTTATTGGGTGGAGATGGTACTTTTTGCCAATTAGTAGCCAAGCAGGGAATTGTTAGGGTACAGCATAATAGTGATATAAATAGTATCTTCTTTAACATGTTAATGCCTCCATTATTTATATTCATATAAATGATTTATCCTTGCTAGTAGTACGGCAATACTGCTGGCGCGTCCCGTGTCCTGGTTCGCAGGATGCGGGATTTTTTTATGGTTTACAGATTAGGCAAGGCCTGAATCCACGATTTATAAGTTCGTCCCGATTATCAAAGTAGATGCGGTTGCTTTCACTCATCCTCCTTTCAGCACGACACCCAGAACGATGAAAAACTCCTGTGCGTGCATTTCCTACATAAGTGGTGGAAATTGGATTTTGAATATCTTGATTTACAGGTAATATTGGTTGAAAAGATTTGGTAGATGAACCTGGACCCGTTGTTGCAGGAAGTACAATGGGGGAAGTATCCTTCGTAGAAGATGGAGACTTTTTTAGCGGAATGGATTGTTTTGTCGGCGGGGAGGCTTTCTGTTTAGATGTTGAAGGACCTAACAGGCCAAAGCCATGCGTAAAGAATGCCAATAAAATTACTATGCATAGTGAAATATATTTGAATTTTGAAAAAGAACGTGAATGTGGGGTGGCAGCTACTTTGATGTATCCATTACCAGAGGCGCGCGGAGAAATAGATTGAGCATCAGAAGCCGGTTTATTGAGTGGAGGTGAAATAAAATCAGGGTGTTGCATTTTGTTACGAATATAAGCATCTAAAGTATGGAGCTTTTCTGTATTTGCATCAGTGGAGTGAATTAACCCCTGGGCAATACCGTTAATTCTCAATGCTTCCGTAAACTCGCCTATGGAGCATAAGGCTTTTGCTCCGGAATAATATACTAAGCCAGCTAATGTGCTGATATATTCTCTCATGTAGAAATATTTTTGTTTTTGAAGATAAGAGGCAAGCGCTTTTTTTGATATAGAAAACTCGTCTTCAAATGAAAGCAGTAGAGACTGGATAGTTGCTGTATCAGATTCTTTAGCTAGTTTTGATGAATAAGATTTACAGAGATTTTCAATGTCTCGGAGTCCGGTTAAAAAATTTTGTTGAGATGCGGATAATTTACCACTAGGATAATTTAGCGTAAAAGGACAACGTGGATAATTGGGGCAACCCCAAAAGTAGCCATAATAACCATTTCGTAAGTGCATAGGAACTCCACAATGTGGACAGCAGGGAGGGGCCTTAGAACTAGGTAATCTGGATTTCATGATAATCACCTTGAATCTTAGAATAGAATTTGAACAAGCTAAGACCTTTCTTCTAATAACCGATATAAAAGTTCTTTAGTAAAAGGAATGCCATAAGCCTTAACGAACGCCAATTCGCCAGCCATATATCCTGGGCTATATTTCTTGAATGGGATTATAGTAGTTATGGAAGAAGGACCGCCGCGACCAACATTGCCTTCTTCATCACATTCATAAAGGGACTGTAATTGATAGGCTATTGTTTGTTTATCATAATCGTAGTAAAACAGCATGGAACGTTTCATGCCTCCATGTAAGACATAATCAAAATAATAGGTAGTAGCTTGTATTTCGTAATAAGGCGGATCATAACGAACGACATTTACAGAATCCATATCGATGTATGCCTTGAATCTTGATGTTGAATCATAACTAACAAAGCGCTTCGGATAGTTATCAAAATAATTGGCCCATGCAACGGAAGTCAGCAATACACAGGATAGTAGCGAAATTAAAAATTTTTTCATAAAGAATCAGCTCCTTAAAAAAGGAATCAAGAAAATAAATTATGAATAAAAAGTAGTACATATCCTAAAATCATAACAATAACTATAGTAGCTATACAGAATAAAGCTCCTACTGCTAGATGAAATACAACAGCAATCATCAAATATAGTATCAATGACCAAAAAATTCCATACACAATTAAGTTCAGTAGAAAATTAACGAATTTATTCTTCACCCAGTGAGAGTAGAGGAAAGCTCCGGACCATTGGCTAATATAATTTTCTACACATTGCTTAATGTAAAATAGCTTATTTGAAAGATGCAGTGATTTTATTGCGTAAATAACTTTCTCTTTTAGCGTTAAAAGCTTTTCAACAAGAAATAAAAAAACAATGGTACAGATAGCTAATACAGTAAATAATATAAAATAAGATGTCGGGATGGCCCAAAATGCTAAGCCTATAAAAACTACAATTAATAATACAATCAGAATATCTGACAATAACATAAGCATCCCTACTTTATTGAATGAGTATCAAAGTCAACGATGATTAAATTACCTCGTCGTTCTTAACCTTTGGAGCAACGGCTTCATACTGAATGTCTAGGATAGCTAATACGGATTGTTTACCAGTCGGGGTTAAGCGACGAAATTTTTTAATCATCATTTCTTCTTCAGGGGTGCATTTAAAAGAATCTTTACTGATTGGAGAGGCACCATAGAGCGTATCAAGATTTACATTAAAGAAGTCAGCGAACATTTCTAATACTTCGAAGCTAGGTTTCCGTTTTCCGTTTTCATACATACTGATAGAGCTTTTAGCTAATTCTAGCTCTTTGGCTAGTTCTTCTTGAGTTAAGCCACGCTCTTTTCGTAATCCTCGTAATCGCTGTGAAAAATCCATGATTATCACACCCCCTTAATCATGACCATTATGTTTAAAGTCGACAATGATCAGCCGACCGTTTTGTCTTTATTCTTCGCTTGATACTTTTCGGCCCGGAGCATCCCTTTCATCTCACCGCGAATTTCAGCACGATCCTCAACATCTAATTGGTGATAGAGAGAAAGAAGCTCGTGGTCTTCGTCTGAAATATTATAAGAGAGAGCCTCCTCTTTAAAAAAATGATTACCAGCAAAATCTAGATTTTCCATTCCACCATCTTCTATTAAATTGCTTTTTTTAATTCCAAAATGGTCAGCTATCTTTTGAATAGCCCCCATTCGCGGTTCTTTTAAACCAAGTTCCCATGTAGATACTGCTTTATCACTAACACCGGCAATCAGCGCCAAATCCTTTTGAGATAAGCGGTATCTTTCACGCAACAATTTGATATTTTTGCTAATAGACATATGAGATAAACGCCTCCTTTATAGCTACATCATACAAGAAAAGTAGAAATAAATCAACATAAAGTAGATGTAATTCCACAATACGGCGTTGACAATCTACTTAAAGTAGATTATTATAAAGCTGAAAGGAGGGAGCGTATATGACGTACAGTATATCGCAAGCACGAAAATTAAGGGATAAAAGGCAAAAGGATATGGCTGATTACTTGCATATTCACGTACAGACATATCGTAAGATTGAAAAAAATCCCGAACTCGCTACCATCAAGCAGGCGAAAATGATTTCGGAATATTTGAATATGCCTTATGATAATATCAATTTTTTTAACTTGTAACTCTACTTTAAGTAGATAACAAAGAAAGCAAACATGGAAAACCTAATCATAGATTCATATAGGGATTGTACTGGAACGTTGGTACAAGTATTCCGAAAGCCTAAAGGCGGGAACATTACGTTTGCAGACATCCATAATTACCTAGTAGAAACGTTTGGTGGCGGCGTATATTTGGCCGTCATCAACGCCAACTCAGGGGAACGTGTGGACAAGATAAGCGCGATAGACGCTTACGATGCCAGCGACATGGAACGTTTTTTATAAAGGAATTAATGAAAAAAGGCGGTGAAGACGATGTTGGATGAATTCTATAGAGACATTTTAGAGTTTTATATGGACCCAGCCAATGTCCAGGCTTTAGAAGAATACCGCAAAGCAAAGGAAGAAGCCCAGGGGAAGGAGGATAAAACATGAGTGGTCAATGGGAACAGAAGCGGGATGTCCTGGCCTGCCTTCAACGGGCAGCAGAATATGCCGGAAAAGATTTGAGCTTCATTTTGACAGAAGACGAAAGCGAAGTCGAAGTTACCAACTTGAGAAGCTACGAACATATTACCATCCGGGTTGCTTACGACAGCCCGGGAGCATTAATCGTAGATGTCCTAAAAGGGATTGAAAGGTGACTGATGTAAATGAAGGTGACAGAAGTACGTGGCCATCATACTACGGAGATGCAGTCGAAGCGGTCACGGATCCGTGAAGGAATAACCTTCTGCTTGGGGCTGGCGATGGCCTGCGGCATTGGTATCTACATCGGCCATACGGCCGGCGAAGAAGCTAAACAATTAGAAGAACAGCGCATCCATTACGTCCAAGAGGGGGAAACCCTTTGGGACATTGCATCCGGCATTGCCAGCGATAGTGACGATATTCGGCAGGTCGTATATGAACTACAGACAGTCAACAAAATTTCCGGTACAGAGGACCTGCATCCCGGGCAGCGGCTGCTCATCAAGTTTTGATGAGGCAGTCGATGACATGCCCGTTATGCGGCAAAGCGGCGAACAGCTGGATTTATTGCAAGGCCAGGGCGCAGGATATTTGCCAGGACCATTGTAAGGCCTGCAAATATTTTGCAGGGACTATGCTGTGGTCCTGCTGGTATGGCATAAAGCAAGAAGCGCCGAAGGAAAAGTCGAAGGCAGCGGAACAGGCACTGCCGGATACACGCGGCGGCCGGGCCGTGGAAAAGTTCCGGCAAAACATGAGGGCAATAGAAAAGCGCCTCACTCATAAAGAATGAGACGCTTTCTACCTTGTGTTGCAAAAGAGATCGTCGGTACACAATCAGTATAACATAGAGCAGGTTTCAAGGATAGGGCACGGCCCTATTTTACACTTGCTTAAAGGTATTAAATATACAAACAACCGGCGGACAGGAGGTTCGGCATGTATGTCATGGAAACGGTGACAGCAGGTCCCGTCATCGAAGTGAGAAAATATCATACCGCCCGCTACCACCATCCATCGATGCCGCGCAGCCGGAATTGCAATAAGACCGGCGCCGACCAGTGGAAGGTAAATGAGCGCAACTCCATCCGGAACCTGCGGCTCCTCATCCTGGAGAACTTCCAAGAGGATGACATACGCCTGGACCTGACCTATGCCGGGGAAGCTCCGACCGAAGCCGAAGCGAAAAAGCGGCTGGACAACTTCATCCTATGCCTAAGACGCCACTACCGGGCGGCCGGGCATGAGCTGAAGTGGATTGGCGCGAGCGAGGGCAAGGACCATCGCCCTCATCATCATCTGCTGATAAACAACATCGGCTGGGGACGGCGGGAATATCAGGCCCTGTGGAAGTGGGGCAAGATTCCCTATAACGCCTTTCGGTTCTATGACGGCCAGCCAGCTGATGCGGAACGAGTGGCCAAATATCTCGTCAAGGAAACGCGCGAAACGTATTGCCAGAAAGAACGTTGTCAGCGGTCCCGCTATCGGTGCAGCCGGAACCTTCGCAAGCCAAAGGTTGAAAAGGAAATCATACAGTCCAAGACGTGGCGGGAACCGAAACCCAAGAAGGGCTATTACATCGAAAAGCCCGTGCAATACGGGTATACGGCCTATGGGTTCCCGTACATGTTCTATCGCATGATAAGAGAGGAGGAAAGCGTTGGTGTACCTGATCCGCAAATCGCCGGGACCGTTCGCTGCCGTGGCAGAGGGACGGGAAAACACGCTGCTGCTCGGAAAAAACGAATGTGTCCGGATTGACGAAGAAATTCACTTCGTCGAAATCGAACATGGGCGGCGGACCGGCAAAGAATGTTATGGGCGCGTCGAGTATATCTACGATAAGCGCCTGGTCAAATTCCGGGTATACAAGCACCGGACGAATAGAAAGAAGGCCCGACAATGGAACTCAAAAAAAAGAAGAGAATCCACCTGACCGGCAGGAAGGCTAGGGAATTTTACGATAAGATTTACGATCGCGACGGCGGTCATTGCATCTGGTGCGGCGTGCCGATTGAATACGGCGTAAAGTACCACCATGAACCGTGCGGTATTTATCGTAGTGACGAAGAAACGAAGGTCGTCATGCTCTGCCCGCACTGCCATTTCATCCGTCATCACCAGGCGCCGGCAGTCGCACGGGATATTTGCGTAGACTACCTGCACCGTCTGTACGGCGAAAAGGGGGCGCTCAAAGAATGATTACCACGTGTGAACTCTGCGGAAAATCATTTGAAACCAGTCAGAAACGGAACTTGTGCGAAGCATGTTCCGTGGCAGCTGAACAGCGGATTTATCATCCGACCCATGGTGTGTGCTGTATCTGTGGGCGTACCATGCCCGATGCCAGGCGCGGCCAAAAGTATTGCAGCCCAAAATGTAAGCGCCTGAGCCGCAGTATCATCAACCTGCGCTGGCACGATAACCACCCGGAATATAAACCGGCCCCAAAAATCAAGATGCCGAAGACGCGGAGCTTCATGGCCGAAGTAGAAGACCTGGGACGAAAAATGGGTATCGGCGGCTATGGCCAGATGATGGCCATGATCAAGACGCGCTGTCAGAAATCCGGTCTTAGTGTGCGGAGTGAATTCTACCATTTGAAATTTGTCTATGAAAAGGAGCATGGCCATGATTAAAATAGCCGTATACAGTCTCAAGGGCGGCGTTGGCAAAACCATAACGGCCGCCAACTTGGGGCATTTGTACGCAACCCATCGAACAAAAAAACTCAAGGGGACGAAGCGGAACAGCTTACGCCGTGTCCTCTTGGTCGACCGGGACCCGCAGGGGAACTTGTCGCAATATTTCAGCCGCTATGATGCGGACGGCCCTGTCCAGCTGAACCCGGTCGGCACGGAATGGCCCTGGCTGGACATTATCCCTGGAAATTTATCGCTATCGGGTATGGAAGATGTGGCCTTAGACGTCGATTGCTTTGCCGACGACTACGACCTTTGCCTTATCGACTGTCCGCCGGCCCTGGGGAAACTGACAGCTAGTGCCTTGCGGTGTGCAGACTATCTGATTATCCCTATCCGCCTGGATGCCTTCAGCACGCACGGCCTGGAAAACCTCATGCAGCAGTTAAGCTACTTACAGGAAGCGGGCTTTGATGCGAAAGTGCTGGGTGTCCTGGTCACGCACGATGAGCCGGCCTGGTACAGTGATGACGTAAAGGCTTTGCTTAGCGAACGTCTGCCGCTGTTTCCGACGGCCATCAGCCGCAGTGCTTGGGTGGCTGAATCGACTATCGAGCATAAGCCCCTGGCAGAACTGACCGGGCCGGACCATCATTTAAAGCCAATGTGCATCAAGCCGGCCTGGCAGTATCGGCGTGTCATGAATGAAATCGTGGACAGGTTGTCCAAATTGGACAGGAGGTAACACATGAATTTAGCAGAAAGCCTGGGATTCGTACCGCAAAAGACGGCACGGGCCGTGCGGGCTATCAACATAGGTAAGCTCATCCCGAATCCGGCGAACTTTTACCACATCGGCAGTCTGGATGAGCTGAAAGCCAGCATTTTAGAAGACGGCGGCGTCCGCCAAAACCTCATCGTCGAACCGAAGGGCGATGGAACGTACATCATAATCAGCGGGCACCGGCGCTGTCAGGCCGTCAAAGAACTGCTGGCCGACGGGGCCGACGTGGAAGCGGACCTGCCTTGTGAAATCGAGCCGGATCATGCGAAGGCGGAACGATTACTAATTAGGGCCAATAGTGCGGCCCGTATCCTGACGCCATGGGAAGAAGTCCTGCAAGCGCAGCGGGCCGATGAAATCATCACCCGCCAGCGGCAGGAAGGCGTCATCTCCGAAACGAAGCGGCAGGCCATGCAGACCTTACTGCATAAAAGCAGCGGAACCATTGGACGCCTCTGCGCCATTTACAATAACCTCATCGTCGACTTACAGCAGAAAATGAAAGACGGAAAACTCGGTGTATCCGTGGCCTATGAAATCTGCCAGTTACGGCCAGAAGACCAAAAGGGCCTGTTCGATGGCATGACCAAATTCGACATAGAAGAAATCAGCCTGGCCGATGTCCGCCACTACAAAGACATGAACGGCATTGGCAATAAACCGGCAGATGACCCACGGCAGACAACTATTATGGACTTCATCGACGATACGCCGGCCGCCCCGGAAGAAAAGCCGGAAGTTGTCCAGCCCAGGGCGGTAAGTAATCGGGACCCGGAAGTAGTCGAACCTTTATCGGAGAAAGTGGAGCCAAAGAACGGAAACGATGACGAATGGGACGCCAGGAAACAAGTGTTGGAAGAACACCGGATCGTCTATAACAGCGTTATGAATGAAAAGCGGAAACTGGATGCCACTGTCAGTCGCTATAATCGCGACGTCATTACAGAATTCAGGATGATAGACGACATGCAGCAAATCGCCGTGACAATCTATCATGAACTGGATCATTTGCGGGTTCTCGCAAATAAAATACAAAACGACACCTACTAGGAGGGATTGCCATGAAATGGGTAGATACAAAACAGGAGCTTCCGCAAGTCGGGCGGCGTGTGCTGTGTGCCATGTATGCCGATACAGAGTGGCCTTTTCCTGCATGTGGTACGTATTCGGGAGACTATTGGGTCATTGATGACATATCGCGGCCCGTAAAAAAACACGAAATCAAGTATTGGGCACCCATTGCGCGGATACCGAAGGAGGTATGATAGTGTGGACCTGAAACAAATTGTATGGACAGCGATGATTGTATGGGGCATTCTCTTCTGGCTCGGAATCACGTATGTATTGTTGAGGTGATATGGTGGACATTGTCAAAGCGAATATCGTAGATGCCCGGAAATTTCTGCTGATGATCCGGGAGCAGCACTACGAATTGGAGGAGCTGAAATACGAAAAATACCTGGAAGAAAACGGGCTGTGCCTGAAAGTATCGAACCCGGCGCGGCCCTGTGTCAGTGCGGGTGGGGCTAACGATTTATCACGTATCCCTGTTCATATTGAGCAATTCATGAAAAAGATTGCCCGCGAAGAAGCGGCACTCTACAAAATTCGGGAAGCAGGAAAAGAATTCATTTCCCTGTTGCCCGATGCCAGGTCGCGGGCTATCTTGAAATACTACTACGTCGACTTTCTCACCTGGGAACAAGTCGCCATGAGAATTCACTTGTCACCGTCCCGGACTTACAACAGCTACCGACTGGCTCTGGAGCAGCTGAACAGTCTGATACGGGCCGCATGGATGCGGAAATTTATCGAGATTTTAAAAGACAGGAGTAAATAGGAGTCGAACCTGTGGTAAAATGATAGTGTCAGAAAACAACAAAATACAGGCGCTCGCCTAACCGCGGAGCGCCTTTTTTGTACCCAGAAAGGGGGGGGGACGGCCATGATTCACTGCGATAACATCCGCTGCAAGTTCAACCAAATGGAAATCTGCACGAACCTGCACCTGGAAATCGTCCATGAGCGCTGCGTGTGTTTTGAACTGAAATATCATCGGGCGAAACGCCATGTGTCGGATCTGAACCATGAGCCGGTCCCCTATCGGTCCAGAAAGAGGGTCTTTAAATGACAGCCAATAAAATCCGGGGAACCCCGATTCGCCGGGAAAAGATATTTTTAAATAAAAATAATACGCGCCCAAATAGCGCGCGCAAAATAAAAACTAAGAAGCGCCGCGCTGTGACCTGGGCTAAATTCAACACGGCGAAAAACATGATGATTGTTCAGTCTATGTGCCGCAAGGGCTGGACTAATGATGAAATCGCCGACTACATCGGTATCAGCTTGTCTACGTTCTATAAGTGGCAGGCCGAACATGTAGAGTTTTCGGAGGCCCTCAAAGAGCCGAAAGAATACTGCATCGCCCGCGTAGAAAATGCGCTCCTGACGCGGGCCTTGGGAATCGAAAAGAAAATCCACGAGTCCGAAACTGTCACCGTCGAAAAAAACGGCAAGAAGGTTACGACGACAACGGAGAAAAACAGCCTCTGCTACTATCCGCCGGACACGCGGGCCGGTATCTTCTACCTTACGAACCGGGCCGGGAGTGACTGGAAGCAGAAGCAGCAGACGGAAGTAACAGGGAACCTGAGTATCGATGCGGCTGTAAATACAGAGGGCCGGCTCAAAGCCGCTATGGAAAGGAAGAAAAAGGAATGACCATAGATGAAGCGTATCAAGTCATAGACTGCCTGGGGCAAGTAAGTGACGATCCGGAAGCCTTTGTCTGGTTTGCTTTTGACTGGGACCATGACCCGGATTTGCAGGGTCAGGCGCCACAGGATTGGCAGCTGGAACAGCTAAGGATGATAGGGAAAGGGCTGGCTACGCCGAATGAAGTCATTCATCAGGCGGTAGCCTCTGGTCATGGTATCGGTAAATCGGCACTGGTCGCATGGATCATATTATGGGCTATCTCGACGTATCCCAATACGCGCGGCGTTGTCACGGCAAATACAGAAGCACAGCTGCGGACGAAGACCTGGCCGGAGCTTGCGAAATGGTATCGGCGTTTCATCGGCAAAGAGCTGTTCCATCTGACGGCAACGTCGCTCTTTTCCATCCAGGAAGGGCACGACCGGACATGGCGTATTGATGCTATCCCTTGGAGTAAAGACAATCCGGAAGCTTTCGCCGGGTTGCATAACCAGGGCAGCCGAATCCTATTGGTATTCGACGAAGCCTCGGCCATTGACGATGCTATTTGGGAAGTTGCTGAAGGGGCACTGACCGATACAGATACCCAGATTATCTGGTGTGCCTTCGGCAACCCGACGCGCAACACCGGGCGTTTCCATGATTGCTTTACGAAATACCGGAAATACTGGAACACAAAGAAGATAGACAGCCGGTCTGTACCTATATCGAATAAAGCCCAAATAAAACAGTGGGAAAATCAATACGGCGAAGACTCGGACTTCTTCCGGGTCCGTGTACGCGGCGAATTTCCGGCTACATCGGAAAATCAGTTCATCTCGGCACAACTCGTCGAAGACGCGCAAAAACGCGCCATACGGCCCGCTCAGTACAATTTTGCGCCGGTTATTCTCGGCGTGGACATGGCATGGAGCGGCGGCGATGCGACCGTCATCTATCTGCGGCAGGGACTGTACAGCCGCAAGCTGGCGTCGTACGCGAAAAACGACAACGACGGCGTCATCGCCGGGAAGATTGCCGCTTTTGAAGACCAGTACCAGGCCCAGGCCGTCTTCGTCGACCAGGGTTACGGAACGGGTGTGTACTCTTTTGGATTGACCATGGGACGCCAGTGGCGGCTCGTGGCCTTTGGCAGTGCGTCCGGGAAGCGGGGCTATGCCAATAAGCGGGCCGAAATGTGGGGCGCCCTCCGGGACTGGCTGCGGGATGGCGGGGTACTTGAAGACGGGGACGTCATCCATGACGACCTCATCGGGCCGGAAGCCTTTGTCAATGCTAAAGGCGAAATACAGCTGGAGAAAAAAGAAGACATGAAGCGGCGCGGGCTTCCATCTCCGAACGAAGCAGATGCCCTGGCGCTGACCTTTGCCTTTCCTGTACTCTGCAGGGATGCGGATATAGGGACGGCCAATACGAAATACGATTTGTTCAAGAGGAGGTAACACTATGTGTGGAAAAGTAGGAAAAGCCATTGGCGGTATTTTAGGATTTGGCGGGGGCAGCAGCGCTCCGACGGTCCCGCAGGCCGACCCCGTAGCAACGACCGTCAACGTCGGCGATGATACGAGTAATACGACGGACGATGCCACGAAGAATGCAAAAAAGAAACGCGGCTTTGCGGCAACGCAGTTGCGGGACTTCCGGTCCGGCCTGGACTCCATCTTAGGGAGCACCAATGGCAAAAATACGTTAGGGTGATGCTATGAGACCGGTTATTGAAACAGAATTGGCCCGCTCGCCGACGGGCAGCCATAAATTCAAGAAGACCAACACGGTCCAGCAGAAATCAAAGCTCGTACAGCGCTATGCCGCACTCTTTCGGAACCGTCAGCGCTGGCTGGATATATGGAAGGACATACGGGACAATGAACTTCCCTACGATGGCCAGTTTGACGATGACCAGCCGGGAAAACCGAACCTGCACGATGACAATATCTACAACACGACGCCGGGCGACTGCCGCAGTATTTTTGCGGCGGGGATCCAGTCGGGCCTGACGCCGCCGTCGCGGAAGTGGTTCCGCTATACCCTGGCTGACATGACGCTCAATGATAACGTCATGGTCAAGCGCGTGTTAGATCAGCGCTGCGACATTACAGAGTATGTCCTGGCACGGAGCAATTTCTATAATGCCGTCCATACGGTATACATGGAACTGCCCATGGGACAGGCACCTATGGGCATATTTGCCGCTGGACGCGGCATAACCTTTGTGCCGTATACCATCGGGACCTATGCCCTCGGTACCAATGCTCAGGGTATCGTCAATACCTTTGCCCGCAAAGTCCGCATGACAGCGGCCCAGATTGTCGGCAAATTCGGCCTGGAGAACTGCCCGCAGAGCGTGCAGGATGTCTACCGCAGTAATAACGGTTATAGCACGTATTTTACCGTATGCTGGCTCGTCGAAGAAAACGATAAAGCTGATGCCGATGAACTGGGAAACCAGCACATGCCGTTCCGGTCTGTCTACTGGGTGGAAGGTTCCAATGACCAGGAAGTCCTGGCAGCGACTGGCTTTGAAGAATGGGCTATCCCCGTAGCCCGCTATGACGTAAAGGGACTGGAAGAATACGGAATCGGCCCGGCGTGGTATGCCCTGCCAGACTCGCGGATGCTCCAAAAAATGGAATACGACGCGGCCATGGCCACCGAACTCGGTATCAAACCGCCCATGCAGGGGCCGGCAGATATTGCCCACCGTATCAATTTGTTCCCTGGCGGCTATACGGCGAACCTGGACCCGAACAATGCCGTTCGTCCCTTATTCCAGGGACAGCTGGATATTGGCACGCTGGACCAGAAAATCGTCCGCGTCGAAGACCGTATCAAACGGGCTTACTCGACGGACCTGTTCCTCATGCTCGACCAGCTCGACCGGGGACAGATGACAGCACAAGAAGTCATGGCCCGGAACCAGGAAAAACTGCAGCAGCTGGGACCAGTCGTCGAACGACTGCAATCAGAATTCCTGAATAAAGTGCTGGAACGCGTCTATAACATCCTCGACCGGAACCAGGTATTTCCACCCTTGCCGGACGAAGTGCAGGAGTTGCTCGACGGGCAGGAAATCAAAATCGAGTACCTGTCTCCGCTGGCACAGGCTCAGAAAATGTCCGGACTGACGGCGATTGAACAGGGCCTGGCCTTTGTCGGACAGACGGCACAGCTCGACCCGCGCGTCGTGAACCGTGTCGACTTCTCCGATGCCGTGGCTAAGTACCTCGACCGGATTGGCGTACCGGCTACGATGGTCCGGTCGGAAGACGAATATCAGCAAATCCTGGAGGCACAGCAGAAAGCCGAACAGGAAGCGCAGCAGCAGGCCCTGGCCGCGCAGCAGGCACAGCAGGCGGCCCCGCTGGCTCAGGCGGCAAAGAATTTGACTGATGCGGCCAATGACGGCAATCCGGCATTACGAGAATGGATGGGGATGGAAACATGATGGATGAATACCAGCGCCTCGACCAGGAGGCTTTGAATTATGTACTGGCGGACCGAAAAGGCCGGTGGTTCCTCATGCGTCTGTTAGACCGGGCGCGTGTCAACGTACCGACCTTTCACCGCAGTGCTTTGATTACGGCGTATAACGAAGGCAGGCGTTCCGTCGGGCTGGAATACCTGGCCATGCTGACACGAGATGTCGACCACATTACGAAGAAACAGCAGGCCGAAAACGAGTACGCCTTGGAAATCGCCCGCATTGAAGGAGGAAAGAAACATGTTTGACTTACAGTTATTCGCGGAATCAGCCCCTTCCGCTCCTGTCGTACCCACTGCCTTGGGTGGTGACGAAGGGACACCGGCTCCGCAGGACACGAATCCGCCGACGGCCCCGCAGGATACGAACCCGCCGGCAGCGCCAGAAACGTATGACTACTCCGGTGCACTTCATGAAATCTTTGGCGAAAACGCCGAAATGGATGATGGATTGTCGAACCAGCTGAGCGACATTCTTCACGGCCTGGGGGCTACGCAGGACCAGGCCACCGCGGCCGCACGGTTCGGCATGACCTATGCACGGGATGCGGCACAAGCCGCCGCGCAGCAGGTACAGGACAGCTACGTCCAGGAAATCCAGGGATGGGGCGAAACAGCCCGCCAGGAACTGGGCGGAAAATTCGACGAAACCGTAGCAGCCGCTTGTACGACGCGTAACTACCTGGAACAAAAAGTGCCGGGATTTACGAAAATGCTGAACATCACCGGCGCTGGCAACCACATTGCCATGATCCGCGCCATGGCCGCGATGGCGTCTCTCGTGGGCGAAGACCCGGGACACAATGGACAGGGCAGCGGCGGAGGAAGCGGACATTCGTTATATGATCAGACAGATTTTTCGAAATATTAGGAGGCTAAACTATGGCTTACGGTAACACCGCATTGACTTTTTCGGACCTGCGCAAGCGCATGGATCCCGATGGCAAGATTGCCTGGATCATGGAAATCATGGCCCAGAGCAACCCGATTATGCAGCACATCCCCTGGATGGAAGGCAACCTGCCGACAGGCAATCAGACGACACTGCGCACGTCGTATCCTCATCCTCAGCTCCGCCGTATCAACCGCGGCATTACGCCGGGGAAATCGACGACCCGTCAGATTGTCGATACCTGCTGCCTTATGGAAGGCATGAGCCAGGTAGACGTCCGTATCGTCAACCTGGCACCGGACAAAGAAGCGACCCGCCGTTCAGAAGACGGCGCCTTCGTCGAAGGCTTCACACAGGACCTGGCGAAATATATGTTCTACGGCGACACAGAAAAGAACCCCGACGAATTCAATGGCCTGGGCATTCGCTTCAACACCTTCACGGGTGATAAAGGAACCTATGGCTTCCAGACCATTAACGCCGGCGGCACGACGGAAAATAAACAGACGTCGATGTATATTGTCGACTGGGGCGAAAATGCCGTTACCGGCATTTATCCGAAAGGCTCCCAGGCCGGACTCAAGATGGAAGACAAAGGCGAACACATCGTAGAAGATGGCGAAGGGGGCAAATACAATGCCCTCGTTACCTGGTTTTCCTGGGACGCTGGCCTGGCCGTCCAGAATCTCCGGAAAGTTGCGGCTATCCGCAACGTCGATGTTGCCACAAACCCGACAGGGATTACGGCAGCCGACCGGAAGAAACTCGTCGAAAATATCATCGTCGCAAAGAACCGTATCGTCAACCCGAAACGCCCGATTCTCTACGTGTCGGACAAAGTCTATACAATTCTCGAATTGTATTTGAACGACAAAAACAACATCTACGTCACCCAGAGCGAAGCCTTGAACGGAATCCCGAAACTCTACGTACAGGGCCTGGAAGTGTCCAAATGTGACGCCCTGAGCGATACCGAACCGGTTATTACAGAATAGGAGGACCCTATGGTTTACGATGGCGAAAACACCTTTTACTGGAAGAAAGCATTGAACGGGACGACGACAGGCACGTCGGACGTCGTCCAGACCGGCAAAGGAGATGCGGGCAATCCGCTTATCCTCTACGTTACGGCTCCCGGCGCTACGGCCGATTTGACCGTCGATTTACAGACGGCTGTGGACGAAGCCTTTACAAAAGCCGTTACCCTGGGAACGTATACCCTGAAAAAAGACGACGGTTTGAAAACAAAAGTTCCCTATGGGGACTTGGGCTTCATGCGTATCAAATACACCGGCGCATCGGCTCTGACAGGTGGCACCTTGACGGCCGCCCTGGTCATGGATGCGGACCTGGCATGATACCAGCTATCCATTTCAAAAACGCCGGCCCGAAGCGGAGACTCGAAGATTTACATGCTAATGAGCTGCGACTTCGCCTGGAACATGCCGGGATACCGTATCCCGACGATGCGACGAAACAAGACCTCGTCGACCTCGTACGGAAACATAGATTGTAGATGGGAGGGGCTTCGGCCCCTCACTCTATAGAAAGGAGCAGCCATGACCGATACAGATATTTATAACATGGCCCTGTCGAATATCGGCAAGGGCGTCATTGAAAACATGGAAGAAGGCGTGGAAAATGCGAGAGCTTGTAAACTATTCTACGACCCGACACGTCGTGAAGTGCTACGGTCTTTTCCCTGGGGGTTTGCACACCGGATTGAGCGCCTGGCCGTAGTCGATGTCGATGTGCCGGGCTGGGATTTTGCCTATGGCTATCCCGATAAATGCCTGATGATCCGTAACGTTGTATCTAATGCCAGCGGCGCCGACCGCGTCTATGAGCGCTTCGACGTCGTCAATATCGGCAGCAGTACGAAAGTCATCGTCACGAATGGTGAACAGTGCTACGCCGACTATACGTGGGATGTGGAAGACCCGGAATTGATGGATACGATTTTCCTGCAAGGCTTCGCGCATCTGCTGGCGTCGAAACTGGCTATGCGGCTGACTGGAAACCCTCAGCAGGGACAGAACGAATACCAGCTGTACCGGGCTGTCATCGCTCAGGCGCAGGTCCAGGATGCCCGGGAAATGGAACCGTACACCGTATTTGAGAGCAGCTATATCGCCGCAAGGAGGGGATACCGTGGCTAACATATACGTCATTCAGCCGGCCTTTACGACCGGTGAAATATCCCCGGCAGTCGGCAGCCGTGTCGATTTAGACCAGTACAAATCGGCCTTGCTCAATGCGGAAAATACCGTTATACGCCCCTATGGCGGATGTTACCGTCGACAGGGGTCCAAGTATATTGGCGAACTCAAAAGCAGCACTCAGGACGCTATCCTCGTTAGTTTTTATAATTCTGAAACTGACGCGTATCTTCTGGAAGTCGGCGTCCAATACATCCGGATCTGGAAAGATGGCGCCTATACGGGCATAGAAATCAGTACGCCTTATAGTAATCCTAAAGGGTTACAGTTCAGCCAGTCCGGCGATGTCATGTATATTTGTTCCGGCCAGTATCCGGTAAAACTGCTGCGGCATAAACAGGACGGCTGGGACCTTATCGACATGGAAATCACTGAACCCTATTATGACGCCATGCTCGATGCCGTCGTCGATAATAAAGTCACGCCATCCGGCACCTCTGGGACCGTGAAAATCAGCTCGCAAGCCGCTATTTTTCATAGTGGCATGGAAGGCGGCTATATTCAGCTCAACCAGAAAGTCGGCAGCCAGACCTTGTCCGGCTCATGGGGCGAAGAAACGACGACCTGGACGTCAGGCGAACTCTATGTCGGAGAAAAATGGAAAATCGTCACTCACGGGACACACCATTACAAAATACTTCTGCAGAAGCGGGAAAAGAAAAGCTCCATTTGGCGGGAATATCGCAAGTACACGTCCAATGACGACCAGAACTACACCGAATCGGGCAGTGAAACGGAGGGCTGCTATTTGCGGCTCATCGTCAAAGTCTGGAATGATGATGAGGCTCATAAATCGAAACTGACCGTAGATTTGACACGCCTGCCCTATACCCATACGGGGACAGCAAAGATTACGGCTGTCAATTCTGGGACGACCGTCACCGCTACCGTCAAAGATGTATTCGGCAGTACCGACGAAACGGCCGACTATGCCCTGTCTTCGTGGAACAGCTATTACGGCTTCCCGCAGCAGTCGTGCTTTTTCCAGGACCGCTTAGTCTTTGCCGCCAACTACAAGAATCCCTATTCGCTGTGGATGAGCAAGACCGGCGATTATCCGAATTTTTCTGTCGAAAAAGTGGACGGAACGGTCACCGATGACAGCGCTATCAAAATGGACCTCATCGTCCGTAACTCTTATCAAATCCGTCACCTCGTCCCGTCACAGGACCTCGTCGTCCTTACGTCAGGCAATGAATGGGTCATCAGTGGCGACAGCGTCCTGACGCCGACGAAGGCGTATCCAAAATCACAGACTATGCGCGGCTCCTCGACGTGTCTGCCACAGCATATCGGCAACCGTATCGTCCATGTCCAGCGGTCCGGTTCGACCGTCCGCGACCTGGGCTATCAGTACGAATCGGATAACTATAACGGCGACGAGTTGGATATTCTGGCTACGCACTTAGTCAAGAACCATAAACTGATTTCGTCAGCTTATTGCCAGGAACCGGATTCTACGCTCTTTTTCGTCCGCGATGACGGCGTGCTTCTGGCCTTTACCATGATACGGGAGCAGAAAGTCTTTGCCTGGTCTCATTTCGTCACGGACGGGAAATATAAATGGATTGTCGCCATCCCACGCAATGAGAACGACGAACTCTACGCGATCGTTGAACGGACCGTGAACGGGCAGCCGAAGCGGTACTTGGAACAGTTTGCTGTCATGAGCGACGATACCGACCAATACGCCGACTCGTATGTCACGGGCAGCGGCACGATAATTGCTTTGCCGCACCTCATCGGGAAAACCGTAACCATCGTAGGTGACGGTATCCGTCAGAAGGACGACGTCGTCCCAGCTGACGGCATGGTGCATCTTGATGAATCGTATAGCCGTATCATCGCGGGTCTGCCATACACGACCAAGATTGAACAGCCCAGCATGGAAGTCAGCCTCCGGGAAGGAACCTTGCAGGGGCGCGTCCATAAAATAAACGCTGTCACCCTGCGCGTCGAAGATACATACGGCGGTAAAATCGGCCTGACTTTCGATAAAATGGATGAACTCAAATACGCCGACGAATATACCTTATTTTCCGGGGACCTGACCCAGAGCGTCCCCTTATACGATATTGGGGCCAACACGCGCAACCACTTGTGCATCATGAGTGATGAACCGTACCCCTTTAAACTCAACACCATAATCAAGGAGGTCAGTATTGATGGGGGATTGGTTAGCGCATATAACGGTTAAACCGATAACGAAAGAATTACTGCCCGACGTCCGCTGGCTGGCAGAACGCCTGCGGGATCGGGACGATATGGAATTAAAAGCAACAGATACCCACTTAGAAACCTTCGTCGTCGATGTAGACTACGAAAATTATATCGCCTACGTGGACGGCCAGCCGCTATTGCTGTTCGGCGTCAGCCGCAGTGTAATTTGCGGCTATGGCCATGTCGTGTGGTGTGTCGCACGACAGGATCTCTATCAGCATTACAAGAAAGAATTCGTCGCCCTGGGCCGGCAGGTCCTGCCGAAGTGGAAGCGGCGGTTCCCGAAAATGTGGAATATGATAACCCAGAGCAACGAGAAGTCCCGACGCTGGCTGAAATCATTCGGCGCGGAATTCTCGAAGCCCTTTCTTTATAAAGATATGTCGTGGCAGTTGTTTTTTGTGAAAGGGGATGAAACGCATGTGCGGCGCACCGTGGATGATGGCCCTTACAGCCATACAGGGAATCAATCAGTACAACCAGCAAAAACAGCAGTATAACGCACAATCTGCGCTGTATAATGCACAGGCTAAGGCAGCCGAACAAAATGCCCGTATCAGCCAGGTCAAACAAGAACAGATTGCCGAACAATATGCAGCACAGCAGTCTAAGCTGAATGACCGCATGAAATTAGCCGCCGGGCAGACAGCCGCTCAGGCCGGGGCCAGCGGACTGCAACTCAGCGGGTCCCCTTTGGATGCCCTGTCTTCCAGCTATGATGCCTGGCGGGATGACAGCAGTACCTTATTGCAGAACCAGCGCAATGACGTTTGGTCCGAACATGTGAACGAGGTCAACTATCAGAACCAGGCCAATGCCTACCGGACCAGCGCGGCTAACTTACAAGCGCAGAAAAAGAGTGCCTTATGGGGCACGATTCTAGGGACGGCTGCGTCTATGTACGGTATCCATCGAACTTACGGAGCCGCCGACAAGACCAGTGGCACCTATAATGGGGCCTATGATATTAACCCGGGCACCTATTATAACGGCAGCGGCCACTATACCTATACGAACCGGTTCAAACAGGAAGCCGGCATTTTCACGCCGGCCTACACGTATACGGGGATTACACCAGTCAACCTGAATAAGGTGATTGCCAAATACGATTCCAAGCCGCGTATCCGTCCGGTTAATATCGAAAAATACTACTAGGAGGAAATCATGCAGATCAAGAGCAATAACCCGTCCGTGGACCCGAACACCATCCATGGCAATGTCCAGGCTCCAAGCGACTCGAACGCCTATGGGGCCAACGTGTCCGGCGCTAAAGTGTGGCAAACTGGCATGAGCGCCGTTCAGCAGCAGATGCAGGCCTATGTCGACGACCAAATCAACCTGAGCGTATTGGACGCAAAGAATAAATACGAAGCCGACATGAACGACCTGCTCAACAATCCCGATACGGGACTGCTGAATAAGCAGGATATAAATGCCCTGGATGTGGTCAATCAGTACCAGGCCGGCGAACGGGCTATTCGGGAATCGGCCATGGCCGGGCTGCCGAACTACCAGAAAGCCCACGATGCCTTCCTGCGCATGGCTGATGATGTAAACGTTCAGCGGGCGGGCCAGGTCATGAAATACCAGTACGCGAAAGACTTGGAACATCGGGACAACACGTTCAATACCTTTGTCACGAACGAAACGGACCACCTCGTCGAAAGCGGCAACAGCGACGGCCTTTTCAAGGGCCTGAACCGCATTACGGCGACGGCCTACGCCCTCTATGGCAATATCTACGGGAAAGACAAGATGGACGCCATGATAAAAGACAAAGCCACGACGATGGTCAACTCGGTGCTCACCAATTTGACGGCCAGCGGTAATGCATCGGACTTCGACAAAGCGACGGCCTTGCTGGAAAAGGTCAGTCCCTGGGTCGATGACAGCAAATTGACGTCCATGCGGCATATGCTCTTGCAGCGGAAACATGATAATGGGCTACTGGAACGGGCAAAAGAAGCGGCCCGCCTGTATCCAAATGACCCCAAAAAGAGAGCTGAATATATCCGGGCCGGGGCGACGAAGACCGTATATAGTGGCAGTGCCAGCACGGGAAACCAGGTCGTCGATTGGTATATCGATGCCGCCCATGAACAGGGACTGGATCCTAGAATCTACCTATCTACAGGTATGCGTGAAACCGGTGGCGATACCATCGAAGGGATGCACATGGCAGACGGCGGTGGGTACGCCCAGATTACCGATGAAACGGCGCGGGCCTATGATCTGGATAATAAATTCCCTGGCTGGAATACGGACCCGAAACAGAATATCCGTGCCGGCGCGTATATCCTCAAACAGAAGACCGACGAAAACGGTGGCGACCCCTGGGAAGGCGTTCGGGCATATAATGGCAGCGGGGAAGCGGCGGAACAGTATAAACAGCTTGTCAAGCATAATTACGACTCTTTAGATGGTATGGACCTATCCGGTAACGGCGGCAGTAAGATACAGCCATATAACCTGCCGACCCAGGGAGCGGACATTGACGAACAAGTTAAAGAACTGACGCCGGAATTTCAGCAAGCCCTGCCGTTCATCGGTGGGATGCTCAAACAGATGGGTGTTGCCGACGGAGCGGAAATCTCTTCGGCGGCCCGCACACGGGAACATAACACCGAAGTCAATGGCTCACCGACTAGTCAGCACATTATTGGACCGAATGGGGGCAATGCCGTCGACATTGTACTGCCTGAAGGAACCAGCGCTGAGAAAGCCGAAGAAGTACGCAAAACTTTTGAAGACAGCGGCGCCTTTGACCAGGTCCTCTTCCACGATGCCGGCAGTGGCTATCACCTCCATTTAGGCGGCTATCACGGCGGCCTGGAAAAGACTGGTGGTGTGACGGCTCATACGGAAGTCATCTATGACGAAGCAGAACTCCAAAAAGCGGAACAAATGGCGACTTCCATCATTGCTGAGCAGAAACGGCAGGAAAAAGAAGCCAATGACGCTATCGTCGAACAGGGCAGAATGGAAATGCAGCAGCTCTATCAATCAGGGAATCTGGACCCGCAAGCCTACTTAGCCATTGCAGAGCGATACGGCTACAACAATCCCGATGTATATACGACGCTGAAAAGCTGTATCAGTGCCTATGTCAGCTTCCGTACTGGCGGCTCTGATGGGTCAGGAGGAAGTGGCCGCGGCGGCGGTCGTGGTGGAAGCGGCAGTTCTCGTAGCAGCGGGGCCAATATGACTGTCCTAAAATCACTGTTCGGAAGCAACGGCATAGAGTCCTTCAACGATATAGTCAACTATTGCAATAATCATGGGATTCACTTATCAGCTTCAAATCTCAATACCTTGCAGAAAGCGGCCAGTGATTATCAGAATGGGACCGGTGAATATAAGCCGATGTATAATATCACGCCTGAGCAGATTTCTGATGCCAGCGGTATCAATCCGGCGGAATTTAAAGGGAATTGGCCTGTTATTCAGCAGCTTATTCGCGGGGCAGCCGTTCAATACCGTGCCGAACACAATGGGAATGAACCGTCTATGAATGATTTGATTCAGTTTGGCGTCAATGCTATAACGGCAGATCCGACGAATGGCGGCTATTCACAGGCACAAATGCGGGCAGCAGGTATCCTTCGTATTACGGTAGGCGACGATGGCTATGCAATCGTTACAGACTGGAACCATAATTCATATACCATTGACCGCTGGGACGTACAACAAATCCTCGACGGCGAACGGACCTTGGCCGATGTAGTCGAATCGGCTGAAGCAGCCAGTGATGATGGAGACAGTAGTGATAGCAGCAATGATGATAATAGCTATGTTGATACCTTGACAGAAACGGCCAGTGAAGTAGGCGAAGCTGTCAGTGAAGCGGCTGATACCGTCGATGAAAGCGTCACGGAACATGTGGAAAATAATATAGCTTATGCGAATGGGGAAGATGAAGACCAGTCCGAAGGTGGCGGGTCTTACATTTATTAGGAGGAAATATGGCAGACTATACCTTTGATACGTCGGGCGATATGAGCGATGCCCTTAAAATAACACCTGTCAAAGAACAGACGCAGGCCATGATTACGCCATCAGCAGAAGAAACGGCTGAACGGCATGAAGCCGAAGCCCAGGAAGCGGCCGCCAATGATGAGAAAATTGGGGAAATCATCGCATCCGGCCGGCCTGTCATGCGTAAAATACCGGATTTACTGACAACGCCAACCATCACGGGGAACTTGAACCCACCAGAGCCGCAAGAAAAGCCGGAATGGCAGAAGGCCGCTGAATGGGTCGTCGATTCGGCCCGCGACATTTGGCGCAATCTTTTCAACGAAAATGCGCAGGTACTCAAGGATGCCGATACCTATGCCCCTATGCTCGGCGTGTCGCCGCAGTATATGGTAGATCATCCCGAACTGCTTGAAGAAACAAAGAAACGCGATACCCTATTGACTATCAATGACTTTCTTCCTGGCAATAATTGGTATTCGCCGGAAACGCTGGATAAATACTATCCGGAGTTGGCGAAATTCCGGCAGGAAAACCCCGTTGGTGCGGCCCTGGCCTTGCGGAATCACCGGGACTTGAATGATACTCGCAGCATCTTCGAACGTATCGGCGATGCCTTCAACAGTGCGGGTGAACTCTTTGCTGACGCATTTAACTCCGGCTCTGACATGGTGAAACTCTATGACGCACAAATGAAAGCTGTAAATGGCGAAGACCTGGATACCGTCAAACCGGAAGTCGACGAAATCACACAGCGCCTCAAAGACTACCAGGAAGAAGACCGGCCCACATCGGCGCTGGGGAAAATCGTCTATGACACCGTGCAGCAGCTGACCATTTACGGCACACAGGGGTTGCGTGCTCTCCAGTATGTCCCGAAGGGCATGGCCCTGGCTATGGCCACGGCCGCTCCTGCTGCCGCCGCGGCTGGTCCGGAAACACTCGGGGCTGGCTCGGCAGCCATCTTGGCCGCCGCCGGTGCGACTGGGGCCGCCTGGGGGTTACGGACCGGCTTGTACAATGAAATCAGCAAACAATCCATGGCCGATCGCTATTGGCAGATGGCACAGCAGCAGTTGAATGGAAAGCCTTTATACAGCCGGGCGAACATGCTGACTGATAGTGCCGTCGTCGGCGCGCTGAACGGAGCCGTCGAATTGGGATTGTTGGAATTTGGCTATGGTCCGATTAAAGCGGCCTTCGGCAAAGATGCCGCAAAATCCCTGCTGACCAATGCGGCTGCTCAACGGGACGTAGTAAACCAGGGCAAATTAGCCCTGGCTAAGATTGCCGCTATTGCAGGGGCGAAGCAGTACGCCCGTGGGACGCTGTCTGAATTGACGGAAGAAGGCGTGCAGTCCGTCATCGGTGACGTCGCAACGAACATAGAATATGGAATCCATCATAAGGGCAGATGGAACACCGTCGGCGATGTGCTCAACAACGCCGTCGACGCTATGGTGGATGCTGTCCCGGCCGCTCTCGGCATGGGCGCTATGGGAACCGGCATGCATACGGTCGGGCACTATAACGCCATGCGTAATATTGCCAGTCTCAAAGTCGACGCCTGGCGCGAAGAATATCAGCGCAACGTAGAAAAACAAATGATTACAGACCTTGTGGCTAATAAATCGGACAATAAGCTGGCTACAGATTCTCCGTCCACGTATCAAACCGTCATCCAAAGCCAGGCCGAACAGCACGATATGGGCACTATCTACACCGATGCCCAGGAGCTGGCCCGGACTCCGGAAGGCGTCAACGTACTGAACGACCTCGTAAAGCGCGATATAGTGACGCCGGAACAGGTAGATACAGCGGTACAGAATGGCACAGATCTGGAAATCAAGACCGGCGTCTTTACGCAGCGGGCCGATGAATCGTTTGATACGAATACCCTCATGGATGCGTCTACCATGAACCAGGGCGGTACGCATTTGGTAGCGCTTCGCGAACGGAAGCAGCGCATGGACGCTTTGGCACAGGAACTTCGCGACATTGCCAACGATAAGAGCGATGCTATTTCCGAAGAAATCATGCAGGAACATTTTCGAGACGCCGATGCCATCGAACAGGATGCCGCCTGTGACGTCGTCTATCGCAATCCCTATGACTTGCAATCTTCTTACAAAGCAGCGCTGAAAGACGCTCGTAAGCAATATGAAGACGCGGTCAATTTTAAGTATTACTGGACCTACAAGCCCCAGGGCGTGTCTATTATCGTGGCCGATACAGACGGCCATGATAACGTCCAGACCGGACGTGGCTATCGCATGAGTAACAATGAACCCTGGTATAGCGATATGTATAAAGAGTACGGCAGTAAAGCGACGAAAGAGCCGATGCTCGATGTCGCGTATAAGAACGAACGGGCGGAACTGGCAGCGTCATCGCCGGAACTCCTACCACAATGGGATGCCAACGTGGAAGCCGCTAAACAGCGCTATGAAACATTGCGCGATATGGGCGAAAAATTCGAAGAACTCAGCCATAGTGACTACGCCCTTCGTAAGACCTTCAGCAAAGAAGGCGCCGCCGTTTATCAGAACGCTGTAAAAACCTTCCAACAGGGAAACCAGGCCGTATCTCAGGCAGCCAAAGAAAACGCCTACCTCTACGCCCGCATGGCCGAACGGTGGGCACAAATCCGCCGGGACTACGGCGATACAGCTTACACGGCTAAAGACTTTGCCGCTGCTCATCCCATCCACATTGGCGGAACCGGAAGCGATGTCCAATTTGGACAACGGGCTTGGCATGGAAGCTCTCATGATTTTGATAAGTTTGATTTAGGATATATTGGTACTGGTGAAGGAGCACAAGCACACGGTTGGGGACTGTATTTTGCTGGAAATAAAGACATTTCACAAGGCTATGCTAATAAATTATCGAACCCAGTTGGGGAAGTAAATGTGGCTGGTATTATATATAGTATTGGCCGTGGTGGGGGTTCTTGGCGAGTACGAAACATTGCGACTGGCGAGTTAATATCTAAAATGAAAATCGTTAAAGCTATCTCTGCTTTATATACCGAGCAGGGGAAAGATAAAGCTTTGAAATATTTAAAAAACAAGGCTGACCAGACGCGAAAATTCAAGAAAATTTGGATTGATGCCTATGATCGGTTAAAAAATCAAGAAATAGATGATAGTCAATGGCACAATGGTAAGTTATATGAAGTAGAAATCCCCGATATAGATACCTTGTTGGATGAACAGAAATCATTATCTGAACAGCCATCTAAAGTGAAGAAAGCCATCTTAGATTATTATCGTTCACGACCAGATGAATATATCGCACCTGAAGATGAAACCCTTACAGGAAATAACACGACAGGAAAAGAATTCCTTAAAGATGTAATATTTCAGTTGCGAAGAGAAGGAAGCAATACCCCCGAACGGGATGCATCTTTGTTATTAAATTCGTTTGGAATTAATGGCATAACTTATTATGGTAACAGGGATGGCCGCTGCTACGTCGTCTTTGACGATAAGTCGGTTCAGATTATCGACAAATATAACCAGGCATACCGTCAGGGGAAAATCCGTGGCGCCTTCGACGCTAACACTGGCGCTATCCATCTTTTTGATGCAGCGGACCAGTCTTCTTTCATCCATGAATCAGCCCATATGTATTTGACGGAAATGGAACGTATGGTACAGGAAGAAGGCGCGCCGAAACAGCTTGTCGAGGACTGGCATACAATTCATGACTGGGCGTCTTATGCTGACGGAAGAGTGGACGACTACAAGGGGACACGGCTAGAGAAGGAATTTGCAGGCTATGAAGCCGCTATCCGGAAGGCCCGCGAAAGTGGCGATACTGTGGCCATTAAAGCCGCCGAAGAACGCTGGATGCAGGAACGCTTCGCCCGTGCCTTTGAACGTTATATCGCCGAAGGGAAAGCACCGGTCAAAGAATTACAGGGACCGTTCCGGCGTTTCAAGAAATGGCTTATCGGCATTTATCGGGATTTGCGAAACCTGGGCAAAGAACCGACAGACGATGTCCGTCGGGCTATGGACCGAATGGTGGCGTCGGACGATGAAATCGAAACCTGGGCGCGGATCCGCGAACTCGATGCCTGGAACCGGAAAGGCTTTTCCGGTGATTTATCCGGCAGCGAAGGCACAATGATTCATCAATGGGCCGAAAAAATCAAGGAGCAGGCAAAAGAAAAACTTCTCGCTCAGTATGAAGAAGAAGCCCGTCAGCGGGATGCCGCCGACCGTCAACAGGGGTTAGAAGAAGAACGCATTGCCTATCAAAAACAGCTGTGTACTGAAAATCCGATTTATCAGTATGAGAATATCTACAACAACATGCCCGAAGCCCGCGCCGGTATTTTGGCTAAATTAGGCTATGACGATGATGCGGCATTTAAACAAGCCCTGAAAGACGCTGGCGGTTCCCTGGACGAACGAACGGACCAGTATATAGAATCCATCCGTAAAACCTATGAAGAAGACATGGCTATGACGCCAGAGATGATACGAGCTGAAGCGGATGACATGTTGGCGTCGACAAACGGGCAGATGGCCTTGAACCAGCTGGAAGCGGCTGCTATGCGCCGGAAAATGAACGGCTATATTGCGGAATGTGTCAAAGCCCTTCGCGAAGTCAGTAATGTATCCGGTACCGACGCGCAGATTGCGGCACAACTCCGGAAAATCATGGGCGTCGAAATCGACCGTAATGCCGCACAAAAAGGCGCACTGAAGGACAGTATCCTGTCTAAGAACCAACAAATCAAAGAGCTGAAGCAGCAGTTGGCCGACACAAGAGAAAAGAACCAGGCGAATAAGAAGGAAAATGCCAAGGTCATCAAGGACCTGAAGGACTCGTTAAACGATGTCATCCACGGCCTCAATCAAGCCCGTGACATGGTCCAGGGCAGTGACATGGCCATGTTACGACTGGCTCGCGAAGAAATGGATGCTATGAAAGTATCGGAGGCGACGACGTGGCGACACTATGAAATCAAAGCCAGAGCAGCCAGCCACCGGGCGGACCAGTACATGAGTGCCGGATCCTTTGAACAGGCAGCCATGGAAAAGGGCAATGCACAGAAATTCTATGCTATGGCCAGGGCGGCTAAAGACAATGTCGATTATATCCGCCGGGCCATGGCAGGGGAAAGCGGGTCCCTCGACATGAACGGGCAGGAAATCTACGGTATCAAAGGGATACTTAAACAATTAGGCCGTGCCGACCATCCGGTGCGCATGGGACCTCATGCAAGGTACTTCATCCAACATCTGGCCTATAACCTCAGCATGACTGACCGCGACGGCCGGCCGCCGCTGGATGATAAAGGAAATCCGGTACCGCTGATTTGGGACTATATTTATCGGGACCTGTCGCCGGATTATGCGACAGGTCAGAACACAGCACCGAAGCAGGACGACTTGGTAGCGCCCTGGATTCGGGCTATCGTTGATGGAAAGGACCGTATCCAATACGATAAAGACCTAACGATGGTTCAATTCAGGGACATTAACGAAGCTATCCGGGCTGTCAATAAAGTGTCCCGCCGCGATTACGAAGCCAACACACTTACCGACACAGACGGCAACATCATTGCTATTTCCGATGCCGCTGCCCGCCTGGCGCAATCCTTGCCACACCGGGAAAACTGGGATGCCGAACAAGACCAGAACGACCAGAACCGTAAAGGCCGGGGAAAAGAACTGCTCAGCGACGCCTTGTTATCGCTGACAAAAATCGAAACGCTGCTTCGGAACATGGGTGATGATTGGATGCAATTCATCTATAAGCCTATAGACCGGGCCAGTCGGAGGGAACTCACTATGCAGCAGGATGCGTGCCGGGAATTTGCACGGATCTATCACATGTACTCGAATACGGAGTGGCGGAAGATGCGCAGCCAGAAACTGTATGCGGTCGGCAGCGTCGAACGATTCACGAAAGAACAGCTCCTCGTCATGGCTTTGAACTGGGGTAACCAGGAAGGGCGGCAGCGCGTCCTTGATGAAGCGAACCGACACGTCAAGAACGAAGCACAGAAGGCCAATGAAGCCACGATTGAGGATATTTTCTCGCGGGCTTTAAGCAATAAGGACTTGGACTTCTTGGAAGCAATCTGGGGCCAGCTGGAACAATACTGGCCGGAGCGGAATAAAGTCCAGGAACGCTTGTATGGTTCCGGCATGGGGCGTGTCCGGGCGAAACCGTATACAATCAATGGCCGCAAAGTGAGCGGCGGGTACTATCCGATTGTCTACGACCCTCAGCTCACGACGCGGACCAATGAAATGGAACTGGATGACATTGTCAAGACACAGCTGTCCGGATCTTCGACCATGGGCATTGGTATGGGCAGTACGAAGAAACGAGTGAAGCAAGTCAAAAACCAGATTCTTTATAAGAGTTTGGATGTATGGCCATCAGCTGTTAACGAAGCCATTCACCATATCTGTATGCGCGAAGCTGTAACTGATGTGTACAAATTAATATCACATCCGGACGTGGAAGCGGCTGTTCAGGAAAACTATGGGATGAAAACGTACGCGTCCCTTAAACAGTGGGCAAAAGACTGCTGGAAGACCGACGTCCAGAAGACCGATAAAATATCCCGTATGCTGGAAAACATGCGTCGCAACACGACATTTGCTGTTATGGCCTATCGAACCAGTACAGCCGTCTTAAACGGCTTGAATATCTTGCCGATGATGAATCGCATTGGGCCATGGAATACAGTAAAAGCCATGGTGAATTTTGGCATTGGATTTTATAAAGGGACGCCGACCTATAATCGGAATCGCCGCTTTGTCATGGAACACTCGCCTTTTATGGCGGACCGTATCAACACCATAGACAAAGACATGCAGCAGAAAATGCGCCTGACTATGCCGAAAAACACCAGCCGGGCAGGGCAGAAGGCGCGTATAGCTCGCGACGCACTCAACCGCTACGGCTACTTCTTCATCACCGAAACCGACCTAATGTGCAGCCTGGCCTTGTGGAAATATCAGTATGACGAATCCCTCCGGCAGCAAATAGACGCTGGGAAGACGGACGAAAAATTGATGCGCGACCAGGCACTCTTTGAAGCAGACCAGGCCGTACGCGACGTTCTTGGCTCCGGCATGGTAAAAGACCAGGCCGAACTGCAACGAAAAAATGGACTCGTCGCGCAGATTACACCCTTCTACTCATACTGTAATACCGTCATGAATGCCCTCATCGACGCGGGCTATAAGTGGAAGTCGGGCAATCGCCTGGCCATGTTCAACGCAATGCTGTACTGGATTGTCCTAAACAGCGTATTTGAGCAGCTGTATCGCTCGGCCGTATCTGGGGATGACCTGGACAAACTGCTCAAAAAAATGGGCGTCAAATTCATGACCAACACTGTACAAGGTATCCCCGTCGTCCGCGATGCGGCCGAAATCATCGGAAATCATATGTTCGGATTGCCGAATTACGACAGCAGCAACGTCCTGGCCGTATCTGCTGTAGACGAACTCATGAAAGCCTCGAAAGCAGCAGCGTCCAAAAATCAGGACGCCACCGACGTAGCCCGTGCCGCAAACCGTGCTTTGAACCGCTTTGTTGGATTGCCGGACACCTTGACCGATGGCTTCTGGTCCCTCATGCGCTTCAGCATGATCGATACAGACCGCAGCCTGGCCACCTTGGCCAACGCAGTCATCTTCGACCGGCACTATAAAACGGCCAAAGAACGGCAGCAAGAAGCCAAACGGAAAGCTAATGAAAAGAAAAAGGAGAATAAAAAATGATTCAGACAACGGAAGTAAGCATTACATACAAAGGAGACGGCGTGCAAACGTCGTTTCCGTACCCTTATCCGTATCGTAATAGCGACGACATAGTCGGGTACATCATCAATGATGTGGGCTATGAAAAACGAATTACGAATAATTTCAAGTACGACAAAGTCAGCAACATATACCAGTACCCCTTAGCTGGGGAACCCCTGGCCGCGCCATACTCCATCAAACTCATCCGGGAAACACCGCAGCAACAGAACGCAGATCTTCCCGGAAAACTGCCATTCTCGCTCATCGAAAAAAGCCTGGACTGGATTATCATGATCCTCCAGGAAATCGGAAGTCGCTGTAATAGCCTGTGGCATATCCGAAACGACTGCAAACTCAGCGAAACCAACGCCAGAAACAGCGCCAGTGCCGCCGCCGAAAGCGAAGAAAATGCAGCCAATAGCGAAGAAAATGCAGCCAATAGCGAAGACATGGCAAAAAAATGGGCCATGTCCCCTGTAAGTCCCGATGGAGAAGAGGATAAAGACAGTCAAACTGGTAAGACACAAAGTAGTAGAACATGGGCTTTATCAAGTAAAGAAAATGCGCATATTGCTGAGGAAGCAAAAAAAGATGCCTATACTAGTGAAATGCACATAAAAGAAATGGCTTCTCTAGCTAATATAAAAGCAGAACAGGTATTAGCCGCTCAAATAGAAGCGGAGAAGTATGTCTATATTCCTTCTATTGATTCTAAGGGGGGTTTATCTTGGAGCAATCAAGGGAATTTAATAAATCCTGCTTCCAGAAGTGTGGTAGGGACACAGGGGGTACAAGGAGAACAGGGCATACAAGGAATGAGAGGAACACAGGGGGCAACGGGGCCTCAAGGGCCACAGGGCGAAAGAGGTCTTCAAGGCCCTCAAGGCTTGCAAGGTGAAACAGGGCCGCAGGGCCTACAAGGCTTGCAAGGTGAAAAAGGAGAAACAGGGCCGCAGGGGCCACAGGGCGAAAGAGGGCCACAAGGCTTGCAAGGTATTCAAGGGCCGAAGGGTGAAAGAGGTGACAGTGGCGTTGGTATATTATCATCTTCTTTTTTCAGCTTCATTATGAAAAATGGACACTTGTATTGTGTGTACGCAGATGGGAATACCAAACCTAACGTAACTATTAATTCAGAAGGGCATTTAATTTATACAATAGGAGAGTGATAACATGGCAGAATTTGATTTAGGTAAAGTTGTCGGTGAAACAGGGCCTCAAGGGCCACAAGGTGAAAGAGGGCTTCAAGGCCCACAGGGGTTACAGGGGCCACAGGGTAAAACAGGCCCACAGGGATTACAGGGGCTACAAGGTGAAAGAGGGCCTCAAGGCCCACAAGGCTTGCAAGGTGAAAAAGGTGAAACAGGGCCACAGGGATTACAAGGGCCACAGGGCGAAAGAGGGCCGCAGGGGGCGCAAGGCGAAAGAGGGCCACAAGGCTTGCAAGGTATTCAAGGGCCACAGGGGCCACAAGGCGAAAGAGGGCCACAGGGTGAAACTGGGCCGCAGGGGGCGCAAGGCGAAAGAGGTCTTGTTACAGATGAAATAGCCAGAAATACAGCATATAAATCTGGTTTGTACCTTTATACATCTTCTTTAGGCGTTGGGTATATTATTTATGTGCTAAAAGAAGGGACTACAAGTAGTGAAGAACCAGATTGGAGTTCGATTGCCTCTAAGGTATCTGGGGCAATGCTTGATATGGGCAGTTATCCTTCTGATTTATACGAACCTGATTCTTGGGAGGGCTGGGGTGTTAGCTATGTAGACGGTACGGCCACTCTTCTCATTTGTCGCTTTGATAAGATGTTTTCCCTATTAACACGCATGTATACGCGAAATTATTACATGCCAAAAGACCATACTTTCCACCTTGAGAACTTTAGTGGTGCTGGCTACCTCACAGGCGGTGGAAAGAAACTATATTTTAATATTCCTCTTTCTAAGCGTGTACATCATTCTGTGTCGTCTGTTACTGTTCGTATTACTGATTTAATACTTAGAGGGGACTCTAAATATTATTTAGGGACTGCATCACAGGGGGTAGACACAGGGAGTGTTGGATTGCCTACTGTGTCTGCCTCTGTAAAAGATAATTGGATAACTATAACCGCAGATATAAACCCCCCAACAACTCCCCCCACAAATATCGTGGTAGGAATAGTATGTAATATATCTATAACTTTTAATAGTTAGAAGAGGAAGATGAAAAATGAAACGAGGTACACTACATAAGATGATTAACACACTATGGAACTTATGGACAGCCACAGAAGTAAAGATTGGCTGTCTTTTTCATTAGAAGGAAGCGAATACATGGGCGAACATGATTTCCAAACAGAAGTTCTCGAGCGCATGAGTCGATTAGAAGCGCAATCCGCACAAGCGCTCGATACGGTGAAAAAGCTTGAAGAACAATTCCAGGCAACCAAAGAGCTGGCTATCATTGCTGATCAGCGTGGCCGGTCAGCACATCACAGGATTAATTCGATGTATGTCATCGCTGGCATTATCGGCGGTATCATATCTTTTATTGTTGATTATTTTCGGCATTAGGAGGGATGCTATGAAAAAAATTGTCCAATTTGGACATTGGGCAGAGAAAAATTGGCTGGCATTGGTCATCATGTTGTCTGTCATCATGATGATTTTTCTTTGCCTAATTTTATGCAGCTGGCTTTACGGGTACTGGTCAAATGCACTAAACGGTACGAAGTTTGAACTCATGAGCTGCTGGTCCGGTGTTTCTGCCGTGGCCGGCGGCCTGGCCGGTATTGTGGGCTTGGCCAAAGCAGCATGGACAAAATATGGTATGGACTCGCGCTATAACTCGCCAGTCGGAACCATGCCACTAAAACAGGAGGTCAAGAAAGATGCAGGAAAAAGCTAGAAGAATTGTCATGAATTATTTTAATAACCATGTAGATGTTACTGATGGGAAAAGGCTCACGATGGATGACGTTTTCATCGTTTGGTTTGCCAAGACATTACAGAACTGGAAATGTTTAGTAAGTACGACGGCGGCAGATGGCATGTACTACGAAGTTACACACAACGGCGACAAAAACGAAACCTATGTCGACGTTTACAAGAAGTGGGAAAATTACTGCGTAAAAGATTAGGAGGAATATATATGAGTACAGTTAAAGCCTTTATCAGTCAGCCTATGAGAGATAAAACTGACGAACAAATTTTAGCAGAGCGGACCCGTGCGATTAAAGCGATTAAAAAGCAATATGGCGAAGACGTTGTTGTGCTGGACTCGTTTTTCCAAGGAGCACCTCATGATGCTAAACCGTTGTGGTTTTTAGGCCAATCCATCTTGATTTTATCGCAGGCCGATGTGGCATATTTCATCGGAGATTGGAAAAAATACCGTGGATGCAAAGCAGAAAATATGCTGGCTCATGAATATGGAATTAAAACGATTGAAGAATAGGAGGCGCACATATGAAAGTAATTGATATATCCGATTGGCAAGAAGGCATTAACTTTGACGATATTGTCAATGCTGGCGTCGAAGGCGTAATCATTAAAGCGTTGAACGGACAATCTCCGACGGCTTGCGTCTATGATTTTATCGACGAATGTCGTAAACACGGCTTACCGTGGGGCGTCTATTGCTATACTCACGCCTGGACTCCCGATGAAGCCCGGGTAGAAGCACAGTCCATGCTTAATCTGTTGGGCGGCGAAACACCGGTGCTGGGGATTTGGTACGACATTGAAGATGATCCTAACACGCTACCGAATCCGGTCAAATGGTTGACCGGAGTTGCGGATCCTACGGGCCGCTGTTCGGCATTTATATCAGAATTAAATGCCGCCGGACAGTCGGCAGGTATCTACGCCGGCTATTACGCTCTTCGCGATTACATTGCGACAAATACACTGGCAGAGTATGTCCCAATTTGGTATAACCAGTACAATGCAACGTGCGATTACTCGGAAGTTTGCCGCTTGCCGCTGGCAGGATGGCAGTACACATCCAATGCCCGCATTGATGGCTGGGATTGGGGGCTGGATATGAATGAATGGTATATGTAGGAGGTGATCTTATTGTATCTGCCGCAAAGAAAGGAAGTTGAAGCCATTGTCCAACAAAATAAAACACTTATCATTGCTTGCTTGTTGTTGCTTCTGGTTGCTCTTACCGGGGGCTGGATGGTGTACCGGCACTACGATAGACAAGCAGCCAGCGACAATCACGATGTCAGCCGTACAGTACAATCAATTGAAGACGACAATCAGAGAGCTAGAGAGCAACTTGTCAACGCTTCAGATGAAATTGAACAAGCTCGACAGCAACTCGACGACATTGCAGACTCAATTAACAACAGCCAACGAACAGTTGACGAAAACAAAAAACTCATTGCAGACAGCCAGCGTCTCATTGACTCAAGCCAACAACGAATTACAGAGGCAGAAAGAATCTTTGCAGACATTGACAGAACAAATCAATAATATGACAAAAAAAGAAGCCCGCTTAAAACGACAGCGGGATACTTGGGCTTTGACAACAGGGATTTTTCTTGCTGGCTGGATGATAAAATAATGTTATATATGTAAAAAGTGCCCCCATTTTTCGGTGTTGCTACTATCAGATTGCTGAAAAATGGGGCACTTTTTATTGCTTTTTTTATTCACGTTCGCATCTTTTTGATTTTGTTGTTAATTTATACGGGTTGATTTTTGCAAAGAAATACATTATTATAAAAACAGTTGTATTAATGGGCGGTGACCGTATGAAAAGTAATATGTTTGGCGAATATAAGATTGCAGATTTATTTATTGGGTATAATGATGGGAAAAAAGAAGCGGAACGTAGATCTGATTTTGAGCAATATTATTTCAACTATAATGGATTGTATGAAAAAATTCTTCAAAATGATAAATTTTTACTCCTGGGCAAAAAGGGCACAGGGAAATCTATTTTAGGAGAATATATTAATAAACAAGCGACACTTCAATCTAATTGGTTCTGTAAAATTGCTTCGTATAAAGAATTTAGATTTCATGAGTTACAACACTTACAAACTGAAGATATAAAACCTAACGAGTATATTGCTATTTGGGAGTGGATAATTTTATTGCAATTAGGTATGGAATGTATTAAAGATAACGGAATAGAAGAGGCGTATAAAGAAAAATTAATAGAATTTTTTAAAACTAATTTTTTTGGTTTGGAAATAACTAATACAGCAGTTTACAACTTTTTGAACAAATAAATATCGCGTAACCACACTTTGAAGTATAATGAATCTGCTCAAAAACATCATTCCAAAG